TATGGTGAAGGAGTTATTGCCTCTAGTGCTTGTCTTGGCGGTGTTTACGCTGGTGATTATTGGGACTATAGGGACATTAGTAGTGATGCTGTTCTAAATGCTATGCGCAAAACAACCGAGCGCATGAAAAATATATTTGGGGATCGCTGGTACGGAGAACTTCAATGGAATAACATTCCGGAACAGCACGAACTCAATCAGCACATTGTTAAGGTTTGTCGTGAGTACGACGTAAAACTTATCTCTACTGCTGATAGTCATTATCCAAATCCTGATGCTTGGAAAGATAGAGAACTATATAAACGAATTGGATGGTTGGGCAAAGGAGGATTACCAGAATATATGTCTGCTGACTTGCCCTCCGGAGTTGAGGAAGTCGGATATGAATTGTATCCAAAAAATGGTGAACAGATGTGGGAGTCTTATCACAAATATTCTAAACAAGTAGGTTTCGATTATGATGACGATCTCGTTTTGGACTCGATCAAAAGAACAGAATATATTGCTCACGATTTAATTGAAGACTTTATGCCAGATAACGAAGTTAGACTTCCAAGTTTTGTTGTGCCGGCAGGTAAGACGGATATTCAGGCATTAACACAAGATTGCCTAAAGGGACTTAAAGAAAAAGAACTCAATGACAAACAAGAATATGTCGACCGACTTAAAGAAGAGCTGTTCGTTATTCGTGATCGAGGTTTTGCCAAATACTTTTTGACAATGAAAGCAATCGCAGACAAAGCAAGATCAGTTCAGTTGACGGGCCCAGGAAGAGGATCTGCAGCCGGTTCACTTGTTGCCTATGTGTTAGATATTACTCAAGTTGACCCAATTAGGCATGGGCTTCTGTTTTCAAGATTTTTGAGACGTGATGCCGTAGATTATCCCGACATTGATTATGACGTCGCAGATCCTATGGAACTTAAGGAGATGTTGATTGATGAGTGGGGAGACAACACAGTTGCCCCTATTTCAAACTACAACACTCTTCAACTTCGTTCTTTAGTCAAAGATGTGTCCAAGTTTTACGACATCCCGTTTATTGAAGTCAACAATGTAACAGGCAAAATGATCTTCGAAGCAACTCCGATTGCCAAGAAAAAGCATGGTATCAAATCAGGTGTATACGCACCTACTTTTGAAGAGGTTATGGAGTACTCGGAAACTTTGAAAAAGTTCCTCAACAAGTATCCTCAAGTTAAAACTCATATTGAAGCTTTGCTCGGACAAGTTAGAAGTATATCCAGGCACGCAGGAGGAGTTGTTGTTGGTGAGGATTTGGATAAGTGGATGCCTCTTGTCAATAGTGGAGGAGTAAGACAGACTCCATGGAGCGAGGGTCAAAATGTTAGACACCTCGAACCATTAGGTTTCATCAAGTTTGATATTCTCGGATTGGCTTCTTTGAGAATGATTGAAGGCGCAATCCGGCACGTCCTTAAAAGACATCATAATGTTGAAGAACCAACTTTCGAGGATGTAAAAAGCTTTTATAACGAAAACCTTCATCCTGACGTTATTAATTTTAATGATCAGAACGTTTATAAAAACATATTTCAGAAAGGCAAATGGACTGGCATTTTTCAGTTCACGGAACAGGGGGCACAAGATTTTTGCAAGAAAGCGAAACCGAAAAACCTGATTGACATTTCAGCTATTACTTCAATCTATCGTCCCGGCCCCCTCGGAGCAAATGTTGACAAGTCTTACATTAATGCGAAAAGAGACCCGAGCAGCATCAATTATGTTCACAAGCTTGTCGAGGACGTAACAAAGAAGACTTATGGATTTCTCATCTTCCAGGAGCAGATTGCCCTGTTGGCGCATAAGCTTGGCAAAAACATTTCTCTCGATGAGGGCAACGCTCTACGAAAATATCTGACAAAGAAAGGAACTGGAGATGAGTCAAAAAAGAAGGAGAAGATTTACAGCAAGTTTGTTGATGGTTGTGTGGAAAAAGGATTATCGTTTGGACAGGCTGAGCAACTTTGGCAGAATTTTGAATATTTTTCAGGATATGGTTTTAATAAATCCCATGCTGTCAGTTACAGTATATTAAGTTTTCAGTGCGCATGGTTGCTAAACTACTACTCTGTTGAGTGGACAGCTGCTTTTCTTGACAAAGAGCCAGAGAGCAGAAAAGAGAAAGCAATTAATATTGCCAAGTCAATGGGATTTAAAATACAGCCTCTTGACATAAATTCTTCAGGGACAGTTTGGGAGATTTCTGAAGATGGGAAAACTCTTATCCAGCCTTTAACTTCTGTCAAGGGGCTTGGAGATAAAGCTATTGAGCAAATCATGCAACATCGCCCTTTTAATACAATTGAAGAATTATTGTTTAATGAGGGAATTATTTATAGCAAGTTGAATAAAAAAGCATTGGATGTTTTGGTTCGTAGTGGAACTTTAGATAGTTTGATCGATGACAGGTTTTCTGGAATGAAACACTTTTGGTCTGCTGCTGTTGTTGATCGTCCAAAGAAAGAAAAGCAACTGCATGACAATATTGAACTCTACAGACCTGAAGGAGATTTCACAGTTGAGGAAAGGATTGCAAATAAAGCAAATCTAACTGGTGTTTTTCCAATTGATCTCGTATTAAATGACAAGGTTAAAAGTAAACTAGAAGAATATTTTGTTCCTCCGATTGCTGAATACGATTTGGACTTACAAGTCGTTTGGTTTATTCCGCGTGAAATAATTAAAAGAAGAACGAAGAATGGAAAAGAATATTGGATTGTTAATGTGATCGACTCAACAAGTAACCAAACTACAATTAGATGTTGGGGAGTGCGAGAAAGAGATGTGATTCATCTTAATCGTCCTTACATGTGCAAAATTGATTATAATGAACAATGGGGATTTTCTTCTAGATCTATAAAATACAATTGGAGATTGTTAGGATGAAGACTTGGATTTTTGATGTAGATGCGACATTGACTCCTCCCCGAAACAAAATTGACAATGACTTCGAGGAGTTTTTTTATAATTGGATATTAAAAAATGATACGTATCTATGTTCGGGAAGCGATATTGGTAAGTTGAAAGAACAGTTGACTCCTAGAATCCTCGAAGGCGTTAAAGGTGTTTTTACCTGTATGGCAAACGCTTATTATGAGAAAGGCGAAGAAATATATAGAAAAGATTTTAAACCACCAGTGGGGCTGGAAGAAGATTTAAAGTATTTTTTATTTTCTTCTCTATATGAAAAAAGAACGGGAAACCATATCGAAAAAAGAACCGGAATCTGGAATTATTCTATTGTTGGGAGAAATGCTAATAAGGAAGAGAGAGAACATTTTAAAAATTGGGATGAAAAACATGGTTCAAGGAAAACTATTTCTTCATATTTAAATAGTAGATACAGAGATACAATTGAATCAAGTATTGGTGGCGATATATCGATAGATATATATAATTTAGGACGTGATAAAAGACAAGTAGTTGAGTACTTATCTGATTTAAACTTTTCAAATGTTACTTTCATTGGTGATAGGATTTATCCAGGTGGGAATGATTATGAACTAGCGGAAGCCGTTGAAAAACATGGCGGGAAATCCACTAATGTAAATAATTGGAAAGAAACGAGAAAAATTTTGCTAAAAGCTTGACAAACAAAAGGTTTAATGATATAAAGGAGTTATGATGAAAATTAAATTTTATAAGATTAGATCGGCCGCAAAACTTCCGGTGAGGGCTCACTCTGTTGATGCTGGAATGGACTTGTTTTATTGCCCAGACCCAAATCAAGATCCTGACTGTTACTGGAAACCAGAAGGTGAATATAGAATACCACCACATGAGTCTTGCTTGGTCCCAACCGGCTTAAAAGTGACCGTTCCAGAAAATCATATGCTAGAAATTAAAAATAAATCTGGCATTGCTCATAAACAGAAATTAATCGTTGGAGCGTGTGTTGTTGATCCGGGCTATACTGGAGAGATTTATGTTAATCTCCACAACATTGGAGGCTCAACAAAAATTATCCAACCAGGACAAAAAATCGCTCAAGCGGTGTTGATTCCAGTCGTAGTTTGTATTCCGGAAGAAACTAGTTATAATCCGTCAGAATTAGGCACTGAAAGATCCGATGGCGGTTTTGGAAGTACAGGATTAAGATGAATAAAGAAACACAACAAACAATGTTTTCTTCCAAATCTGCAGAGTGGGAGACTCCACAAGAATTATATGATTATCTAAATCTTGATTATAGGTTTACTCTTGATCCATGCGCCACTAGCAAAACTGCGAAGTGTGAAAAATATTACACCGAGGAGGACGATGGGCTTAGTAAAAGTTGGGAAGGTGAAAAAGTTTTTATGAATCCTCCATATGGTAGAGATGTTAAAAAATGGATTAAGAAGGCTTATGAGGAGGGGCAAAAACCAAATACGATAGTAGTTTGCCTGATACCTTCACGAACAGATACAAAATATTGGCACAAATACTGTATGAGAGCCTGGAAAATAAACTTTATTAAGGGCCGGCTTAAATTTAAAAATGATAACGCTGGAAATAACTCTGCTCCCTTCCCGTCAGCTATTGTTATTTTTAAAAATTTATATGGTTGTGGCGCGGTCTTCGGCGCAGTTGGCATATCAACCTTGGAGGCCAGATGACAAAAGCAGCGAAAAAGATAAAAAGAAGAATTGAGAAAGCAAAAAAGAGACAAGTCGAACGAGATCTAAAAGAAAAAGTTAATATGTTTTCGCATCTTGGAGATTATTGTCTTGTTTGCGAAAAAGCCTTTGACAAGAAAGATAAGGATATGGTACAATCATGGTATGTCGTTGTGAAAGAAGAACAAAAGAAAGTTAATCTTTATTGTCCAGAGTGCTGGAACAAGGCGAGCGATTTTGTGAATAAAATAAAAGAGGAAACAGATGCGTAATAGTCTTAGCTTTGATGATGTTTTGTTGGAACCAAGATATTCAGATATAGAAAGTAGAAGTCAAATTGATATAGGGAACCATTTAAGTGAAACGGCATACTTGGAATTGCCAGTTATATCGAGCCCAATGGACACGGTTACCGAAGACGAAATGGCATGGTCTATATATGATGAGGGCGGATTAGGTGTAATTCATAGATATAACACAATTGAAGAACAAATTGTCCTTGTTAAGAAGAGACGATGTTTTAAAGCTGCAGCAATTGGAGTAACTGGAGAATACGAAGAACGCGCAAGCGCTTTGTACGATGCAGACGTACACTATCTATGTTTAGACGTAGCTCATGGTCATCATGTTTTGGTTAAAAATGCGCTTAAAACGCTAAGGGGAACGTTTGGAGATAAAATTCATTTGATGGCTGGTAATGTTGCCACTCTCGAAGCCTTTAATGATTTGGCAGATTGGGGAGCAGATAGTATTAGAGTTGGAATTGGCGGCGGCTCAATATGTTCAACAAGAATAAATACTGGCCACGGAGTTCCAACTTTTCAATCAATACACGATTGCTCGTATTCGGATAGAAACGCCAAAATAATTGCCGATGGCGGGATTAAAAATAGCGGAGATATTGTAAAGGCACTGGCAGCAGGAGCAGATTTCGTTATGCTTGGATCGATGTTAGCCGGCGCCGATGAATCACCAGGAGAAATATTTACAAGTGGAAATAAAAAATATAAAGTTTATAGGGGCATGGCTTCAAGGTCTGCGCAAATGGATTGGAGAGGGCAATCATCTTCTCCTGAAGGAATATCAACTACAATTCCATACAAAGGTCCGGTTGCTGATATCTTGCGGGATATTGGAGGTAACGTCAGGAGCGGGTTTTCTTATACCGGCGCTCGTACTTTAGAAGAGTTTCAATCAAGTGCAACATTTCTTAGCCAAACACCTGCTGGCCAGTATGAGAGTTCAACTCATATTTTGAGGAGATGATGTTTCATAAGTTTAGGAAAGCAGAGAAGCAAGTTTGCTTCGAGGATTTTGATAAGAAACACGCAGATCTAAAAATTAGACTACATTATGATGGTCTATATCAAAATGAATTTTTTCGGCTAATGATGAGAAAATATATTGACAAGGATGAAAATATGATGAAAATTATTGATGAATACAAAGAACAAAAAGGAAATCAAAGCAAATTGAATAGAAAGAAATCCGAACAGTTGATTGAAAATGGTCGAGATTTGAAAAAACAATTTGCCATGGCACCCGATGAGATAGAAGATATATTTGATCTTTTGGAAAAGGAATATCCAGAATTATGAAAAATTGTTGTAATTGTTGCATAATCAATGATCAAGATTGCCCGTTTAAAGACTGTAGACATTGGATAGACTACCCCGAAGATCTTAACTGTTCATTGATCGCGGTCGAGAAACACGGAGCTATGACCTTGAGAGAGGTGTCAGATAGATTAGGCGTAAGCTTTGTTAGGGTGAAACAAATTCAGGATAGAGCTTTAAAAAAAATACTAGATAAAA